TCCCGGTGTACTTTCTCCATTTGTAATTGCGTTTGTAGCTGGCAATTTTGCCGTTGAAGATGATATAAGAGATTCTTTTATCAAGTCTGGCAAGTAATCGTAGCTGATCCGCAAAGTCATAGGGCTCCGCTTTGTGCGACCTGAAATCAACGTCAAGGTCAAGGGCACGTACAATGCCTTCAGCAGTTGGATTGTGATCGGACTTACGCGCTGAATGACGTTTATCACCGATCCAGCCATCTGAAGCTCTATCTCTATCGGGGAACGCATCATCTAACTGCTCGCGTAGTTGTTGACCAGCTTTGCATAATTTAGGCATTTACTTCGACCCAGCTAAGGGTTGCCTCATCCCAAGACCATCTGCCCTCTGTAGGTGTAGGCGTTGGCGCTTGCCAATTATAGTCAGCATCTAGCGACCAAGATGGATAAGGCTGTGGTGCAATAAATACATCTGCAACAGGATCATAGGTATAACCTATTCCTGCATATTGCTTTCTAAACTTGTGATTATAGGAAGTCTGTTTCCAGTTTGTGTAGCCACCTGACCACTCTGTAAGAAAAGCAATACCGCTTGCTTCTTCATTATTGCTATCTAATGCAGCATTATCAACTACATTTACTGCAATTACTGAATTGTTTTCATCTAATTTTGCAAAATGTGCCATTAGGTAGTTATGCTCCCATTTCCTGTCCAGACATAATAAGTATTTCCACCAGATACAGTTCTAGTAGGTGAGCCTGTTGTGGCACTTGCGGTGTAAGTTCCAGATGTTTTAAGAATTACAATACCTGAACCGCCGTTTCCTGATACGAAGCCGCCTGTTGTTGAAAAAGAAGCAGCACCGCCGCCACCGCCCGTATTATCATCACCATTACTGCCGTTTTGATTTATGGCCGTAGGTGAATTGCCACCACCGCCAGCAGGGGCAATTCCTGTTGAGTGTCCAGCAGATGCACCGCCACCAGCATAATAATAAGTGCCACCAACATTATCGCCTGTGCCTGTTGCTGAGCCATAAGATGAATACGTAGATGAACCTATGCCGCTATTACCAGATCCGCCGCTAGTGCCTGTAATACCTGCCGCGCCTGCGCCACCTGCCCCGCCATTTGTTCTATAAGTTGCGCCGTCTGTATCGCCATCTCCACCTATGTTGCCTTGACTACTTGTTGCAGTTCCACCTGTTCCCTCTGTGCTGCTAAAAGATGAACCGCCGCCGCCTGAACCGCCATTCTTACCATTTTGTTGTCCAGAGTTATCTTGACCGCCGCCCCCGCCGCCGCCTTTAACTAAGGTTAAACTGCCAAATTGTGAGTCAACACCTGTAGTTCCAGCAATACCGCTTTGTGCATTTTCAGCCCCACCAGCGCCGCCGCCGCCAACTGTTACATTGTAAGTTCCAGTTAAACTTTGACTTGTAAATGCTAATAATCCACCTGCGCCGCCACCACCGCCTGCGCCGCCACCGCCGCCGCCACCAGCAACTACTAAAATATCTGCTGTTATGGTAATAATGCGCGGATAATTTTGACTTGCAATAATGCCCAATAAACTCATTACGCTATATCTCCTATTACCAAAAATGTATTTGATGCTGTGCAGATAATAGATGCGGCAGATTTGTTAGCGCGTAGTTTAGGTGCGCTAGAGGTTGCACCTGTGCTAGTTATTGTTACACCTGCGCCTTGCGCTAGTGTTACTTGACCTGCTCCAATCTGCGCTATGTTTATTACATCACCCGCGCTAAATACAGACGGCGGCACAGTTAAAGTAATTGGGCTTGCGTTATTAAGTGTTACTAGCTGGTTAAGGTTGCCTGCTACTAAGGTATAAGTAGTGCCTGTTTCTGCATCAAACTCTAGTTTTAATCTTAAAGTTGCTGTGCCGCTTGTAACGCCGCCTGATAAACCTGAATCTGTGCCAGTTGTAATGCCAGTTATATCACCTGTGGATCCAACAGATACCCAGTTTGAACCATCATAAACTTCTACTGAATTAGTATCTTGTAAGTAAGACATCATGCCTTCAGCCAATACACCGCTTAGCGCGCTTGTGCGAGCTGCTGAGCTTGCAAACACCATAACTGTTTGCTCATTCAAATACGTATTGACCTGGGCTGCGGTAAGCACATCCCCGGTATTGAACAACTTATATCCTGCGCCTGCCATTTGTTCTCCTTAGTAGCTCAGCACGTCTGTGTCTAGTATACCCGATATATCGGAATTTAAGACAAAGCCTGCCAGTAGCGGTTCTGTTGTGTATAGGGTAGTCATCCAGGATGACTTGGTAATGTCGTGATGAATAGCATTTACTAGGCTTGATTGAACAACGCTGGTAGATCCTGGGGTCGTCTTGGTAACTGTTACTCCATCTAGTAATTCTATGTCTATGCCTGCTAAGGGCTTATTGGGGTTAGCATCATCATAGAGATTTAGTTGGATGCTATCTATGCGTATCTCAGGGTCTTTGCGTGTGGCTAGGATGCCTTGCGCTTGGTTTAAAGCCTCAGCATTGGTCTGCACCAATATGTCTGAACGCTGCCCTGAATGTAGGAAGAACTTATCAATTGAAGGCTGGTCAAATACATTTTGAGCAGTACCGCCTAGGCGTGTGATAGTTACATCATTTACCAGATTAGTATCGTCAAACGCTACTACTGCATTGGTGTATGAGATGTCTGTGCCTTGATCGCTAAACTCATAGACCGGGAACGCTGGCGTGGCTATAAGGGCATTACGGCTGACGAAATCAACCTTGCCATTGGCATCAAGGAAGATGCCGCCAAACTCGCTCTGTTCCACGTTAAACAGCGCTTGAAGGGCATCTCTGTCTGTGCCTGGGTCGGCTTGAAGGGTTGAATCTCCTGTGTCCACGTTACGCAAACTTAAAGGCCATTCAATCTCATCTAGGATGGCATTTACCCTAGCACCTGAAGTTTGTACGCCTGAGCCTGTAACAGTTGTTATGCCTGAGCCTGCAAGCAACTTAAAGCCATCTACGCAGCGCAGGGTAACTGTGCTTAGTTCATCGTTGCCTTGTCTAAAGCCTGTGTCGTATGTGTTGATAAATCCTGAAAATAGAAAATAATCTTGCGTGTTGTAGGTAGCATAAATAATTATCTGCCTTAAAGGCACAAGGTTTGGATAGTAGATACTGGCAGGGTTAGTAGGATTCCAATCACCTGTTTGATCATAAAGCGTTACATTGGCTGTGCCAGCCTCAAACTGGGATGTCAAACGATTGCGCCCACGGCGTATAGCAACTCTAGTAACTAGGTCTGTTATCTCAACAGGCAAAGTGCCTGAGCCAAGGGTATTGGTATTTAGTATGCCTTCAGTTGCGCTACCTAAGATTAAGGGGTTAATTTCAAAAGCGGTATCGCTATCAAAATCAACAAAGACACGCAGCGTTGGTGCTGGCATTAAATCGCCCTACTGCTTAGCAGTAGGCCCTTGCCTGTTCTTTGATAGTTGTATTGAATATCTGTGATGACCTCAGCCAAATCCTCAGCAGATGTTACGTTGCCTTCAACAGTTACGTTGATGGTTGTTTCAGGAATTATGCCTTGGCTTGTTGCAGCTTCAATGGATTGATTTAAGTATTCATTAGCAAGTTCTAGTCCGGCTAATGCTGCTGCTAAATCTGCTGCTGCAAGGCTTTCTGTAAGCAAGGTTGTTGCATCTACGTAGGCATTCGAGGCATCTACCGCTGCCTGAGCTGCCGCCTTTTCTTCAGCTGTGGTTGCCGCTGCAACTGCTGCCGCTGCCTGAGCTGCCGCGGCTGCTGCATCCGCCGAGGATATTTCAGCAAAGACACGTGAAGCATCGGCGGCTTCACTAAAAGCCGTAGATTTATCAATCTTAGCAGTTAGGACATTCGCATTAGCGTTAGCGCGACTAATGGCAATACTTGACATTAATTCATTAAGCACGATTTGTTGTTTGGCTAACGTGTCAAACAAATCTTTGATGTTCTTCTTAGCGGCCTCAAAGTATCCATCCCATTCAGAAAATGGATTACCAGCCTTTAAATTAGTTAATGATGTGGCAAGATCAGTTGTTTGCTTTTGTATCTCTTTTAACTTGTCTGCAAGGGCTGTGGCAGTTGCGCCATCTTCAGCCAAGATAGCCTTCATAAGCAACAAGCGTGTGCGTTCTTCTTCAGTAATCTTGCCCTGTAACGCTGCTTCAATCTGTATCTTCTCTATGTCAAATACAGCTTTAGCCTTGGCTATGGCAAGCGCGTTTTTCTTTTCTTTGTCTGCTAACTTGTCTTGTTCTTTTTTAGTCTTTGTTATGCTTTGCTCAGCTTTAAAAATACGATTGCGAGCGCGTAAGCCAGCGCGACCTCTTTCTTCTTCCAAACGTGTAACTTCAGCAGTTGATTTGACCAAACTACGAACAAACTGTTGAAATGCGCCATCGCTTTCTTCAAAGTCTTTTACGATGTCTTGAAATGCTTTTGCAAAGAATCCTGTTGCTTGGCCTGCTGCATATCCGAGCGCATCGCCTAATCCAATTACATCTTCTTGCAATTGCTCAATTTCAACTTGGCTGTCTTGCAGACCTTTTACTAAACCTTCACCAAAAGCTTCTTTGGCTTGCTCAACCGATTCTGTGAGCCTAGCCATTTTGCCGGCTAAAGTATCGGCGGCTTTGGCTGACGATCCTTGAAACTTATTTTGCAACTCTGCAAGCACTTCATCAAAATCACGTGCTTTTAGGTCTGCTGTTGTATAGCCAATTCTTAATTTAGCAAGCGCTGTTGTTTCTCCAAGATAGGCACGTTGCAAAGCACTTGTTACAGTTTTTAAATCCTTAGATGTGCCTGCTGATATATCTAATGCTGTGTTCAATAATTTTTGAGCAGTAGTTACATCTTCAGTTGCCTGTGATAAAGAATTAAAAGCATCTGTTAAGACACCACCTGACACACCGCTAAGCAAGGCAAGGTTATCAATATATTGATTAACAAATGGAGAAGCAAAGCCAAGGTTAATGGATTCTAGTTGTGTTCTAAGAAGGTTTGCTTCTTTTTCTGCATCTTGAAATGCTTTAACTGAATCTTTGCCAAACTTGATAACTGCCCCAACTGAGAAAATGGCAGCAAACTTCTTGCCTAATGCGCTAAATGCTTTGTCGGCTTTACCAACTGCTTTATCATCAAAAGTTGTTACTATCGGAAAACGAATAGCCATTTTTACAACCTCGCTATTTCTGCATTAGCTGAAGCGGCTACTTGATCCAAAACTTTCAAAATCGTTGCCTGAGCTTTGCCTTGGTTTTCTACTAAACTTGCTCCTAATAAACGCCCTTGTGTTTTCGCTGTGCGCCCAGTTTGCTTTAACTCGCCTATTTCAGTATTGATGTTATCAATAAAGTTTCTGCCTGCATTAGGATTATTAGATTTAGCATCTGGGCTTCCATATCGGTTTTGCCTTCCAGCAGTTTCAATAATTGCACCTGCTGCCGACTTGTTCAACAAAGATACAAGAGATGCCCAACCTGATCTATTAGCTTTGCCTTTTGCTAAAGAATAGGTCAATCCACGTCTGACCACGTTAGGCTCAAAACTAGGAAATGCACGTTCGCGACCTGTGCGACTTTTACGCTCATATCCTGGATAATCAAAGTTTCTAAGATTGCCTATTGTGCCAGGAACATTACTGCGAGCTGCTGTGGTTATCTCTTTCAAGGGCGCAGCAATCTCTTTATCGTATGCCTTTAAAGTTTGTGGGGCTAATTTACGCAGTATCTTTCTAGCCTCTACGACCCCTGCGACCTCTACTGGCATTTTTCCTGTCTTCCGCTTGTTTCTTTAAAACCTCTTGGATAGCGTTCAACATACCTCTATCCATATTAATAAACTCACTAGGCGCAATCCCTGTATGTACAGATAGCTGGGCTATTCTGTACGTATAGGAATCACGCGTTAGCCATTTGGGGAATCATCACCAAGAACTTCAACAGCCTTCAAAGTTCCTAGAAACTTATCCCCAAATGGAAAAACGTCTGGCGCATCTGCTCTACGCAGACACTCCCAAGCAAGCCAATAAATATCGCTCTGCTTTTGATCTTCTCTGAAAGCCTTGTAAAAGCCTTTCTTAGCATATTGCTCAAAAGCATATTCAACAGCAGGTGTTATCTCGTGGATACTTTCCGTGCCATCTGCCCTTACAACTTTAAGACTTGCCATTTTTGCCCCTTTGTTAAATTAGAACGTGCCGCTGTCGGCTATCGTTACAACAGAGTTTAGCGTAAAGGTGATGTCCTGTGTTCCAATATCGCCAACGCCACCATTAATCGGGGTCAGGTTATTGACCAAAATATCAAAGGTGTAAAGCGGATTGGTTGCACCAACAGTAGTTAGCTTTTCCTGTAGCATTTTTACGGCAACAGTTGTGCCAAATGCTGCGCGGAGAGTTGCCATTACGTTTGTTGCTGCTGTGTCATTCAAGAATGAAACAGTTAGCGTTCCAGATTCCAAGCCTTTTACAAACTTGTGAGCTGTATCGCCCATAGCGGTAACTTCAAGCTCATCTGCTGCCTGATTAAGTG